TAATACCAGAGATTCGTGGTAGATTGTGAAAGCAAGCAATCAGAATCTCTGAGACACGAACATTATTACCGTGATTACGAAGAATATCTTCTACGGAATAGTTGATTTTGATCTTGACTTTATTGAAGACACTTTTGGTGCCCACGAAGAACTTACCGTTCTCTGGGTTTGTACCAAAAACGATTGCGGGACTTCCATCAATTTTGACGGTAATCTTTGATTTTGATTCATACATCCAGTTGAGAACCTTAAGATTTCCAGTCAAAATCTCATCTTCTGGGTGTTCTAGGTGTGTGTTCTTCATACTATAGGGACACTTTGAAGGCCCCAGAGTTCTTACATAAATGCTTCTATTCCTATAGGTTCACCAAAAGAGTAATCATAAGTAAGTGCATCGTGACAAACATAATGAGGATGATTTATATCAACACCAAGACGTTCACACATTTCTTTGTGATTATCTGACATCAATTCAACAGCATAAAGCATATGATTGAGAACTTGATCTTCTGAGTGATATTGTAAAAGTTTAGTTTTGAGTGCAATCATAAAATTTCCGTTTCCTGCTGCTGGATCTAAAAAAGTAGAGTTAGAATTTTTGAGTTCGTCCTCTGGTATGTTTTCGTCAATCAGTTTCTCGCACAATTCAAGAGGAGTAAAGACTTCTGCGGTGAGTTTAATTCGATCATCTGAACGTTCAATTTCAGATCCTACCTCCAAATTATGCTTGTTTTTCATCTTCTTTTTTTGAAAAATTGTACCATTGCCCATTTTCAATGAAAGATTTCTCTTCCTCTGTCAAATTAAATCCATCAGGAGGAATACAAATTCCGTTAATTTGTCTTTGTGATATTTGACTGTCAACTCTGCGAAGATAATCAAATAACCATAAACCAAGTTTGGAACTTAAAAACTCATAGTCCTTATTATAAAAGTTGATTCTCCCCTTACCACCGAGTTGTACTTTAGGATAACCAAACGTATGAATTGTGCCGTCCAGCACTCTTTTTTTATCACTACGAATCACTTCAAGAGGTTCTCCAATTTTATTTGATATAATCTTATTGTATAAATCATATTCTACCTTACTTTTGATAGCTGGGGGAAGATAATAAATTTGCTTTGGATCATACAATCCGTTAATTTCTGAATTTGTATGAGTAACTTTGACTTTTTCTTGTGATTTTTTATTCTGATATACCCAACTACAAATTGGAGATCCCACTGTAGGAAAATAAGAAGATGTAGTATAGTCGATTGAAGTTACTGATCCAGATTTCATCAAACTATTAAGAGTTTCTGTTGGTTTGTTTATAATTGTAGATTTGGTGAGTGCTGAAGGCGGAGTGACATAGATCATCATTCCATCCTCTCTCAAAAGATCGAGTCCAAGATTAATAAAATCAATATACAAAGTATTCTTTCCATTCTTACCCTTTTTTGTCTTGTCTTTAGGAGCATTGAAGGGGGGATTAGTAATTAATACGGTAAATTTCATTTGTGTGTTCACATATAGTTTTTTAGATTGGTGAGAAAATTTAAGGACTTTGAATCCAAGTCTCTTAAGGTGTTTTATAAAGTGTGGGTGGTATTCAACACACACAATCTCTGCACAAGGATATTTATTGCGAATCATTAGGGGAATAGATCCGTTCAAAGCATTAATCACCACAAAAGAAATCTTATCTTCGTCAATTTCAGAAAGTTTTTCTTTCAACTCAGTAGACTCAACAAGTTTTGTTGCCAAATCAGTGGGAGTATAAACTAGTCCAATATTTGCCTTTTCCGAAGTATTGGTATAGACAATATCAAGTTTTTCTTCAATAGGCAATCCCTTAAATGCTTTTTCCTTATCATTTATATGTTCTTGTAATTTACCTCGAAAGGATTCATTTTCACACGCAGCATCAATTACATATTGAATATCAGGAAACACATCTCTCATGCTCTCACTTTTAAGAATTTCAAGCAATTTGTAATTTCCAGTGGAATCTGCAATCCAGTTAGACTCTACCATCACATTCTGCACCAAAGTTGCAAATTTTTGCTTTATAGAATCTTCTTGTTTCTCTGTTGGTGACTTGGTATTGGGTTTGAACACTTTTGCGCCATTTACACTATTCAGAGAAGTCATTCCAACATGATGTTTGTCAGACACCTTTTTAATTTCTGAAAGATTCATAGAATCCCAGAAAGAAGGTTTGAACTCTCCAAAAGTAGAGTACAGAGTAGATACATGAATAGTGTCCCTAGAAACACTTTGATAGTGCTGCTGAAGAGAATTTTGAATTTCTTCGTAGGAAATAAGCACTCCATCTTTGATTGAAGAGTATTCAGTAAGAGAAATGTTATCAAACATTTCTCTTGGATCTTCCCCGTTTAATTTGGCACTACGATTCACCATTTCTCCCAAAGTGAGTCTGATTTCACTACCGGGACACATATTATAAAGCACTACTGATTTTTTTCCATCCAGAGTACGAATGGATCGACCAATCAGTTGCTCAAAAGAATCAGCACTTGAAATCTTATCAAACAAAATGATGTGCCCAATCTGAGGAATGTCAGTTCCAACCATGAGTTTTTCACAGGTCAGAATTATGACTCTCCTATATTTTTTGAGAAGACTATCAACATGTTCTTTTGGAGAGACACTGGATTTGGTAAGTTGATACGCATCAATGAAATGAATATCCTCTGGTGTACTCTCATTCCATAGTTTTGCCAACTCAGGAATATAATCTACAGCAGAGTTATCTGTCTGTCCTGCGGGAAGTTTTATCAGACCAACTGATTTACTGACTGAAGAAAGTTGAGTGTCATTTTCAACATTAAAGGCATTTCTATTTTCTGGTTTCCAATCATCATACATCAATCTCACAAACTTGACCAAATCTGCCCGATAGACAAATTCTTTGTTTGAACATGAAAACAATTTGCGAGGGTCAAATCCTTCTTCAAGATTATACTCAGACTTAAGTTCATCACTCAAACAAGAAAAAGGAGTATTCAGACTTTTAATCAAAACCTCAGGAAGATTTGTTTCAGCACGATATTTCAATCCCCACATAAGATTGCGATTCACAATCATGTCGTCGGAGTAATTTCCAATGATTTTGTATGGAGTTGCGGTCATGTCAAGAACTGCCCCCTCTTGAATTAAATCCAAAAGATTTGAAGTTCTGTTTCCAACATAGTATTTGTGTGCTTCATCACGGCACCACAGATCAATATTTTCCTTCAGATAGAAATATTTCTCACGAAGATCAAACTCATCATCACCCTCAAAGAAAAGATCTTGCGCCGTGAGAAGAATAAAAACAATTTCACCTTCCTCTGCTCTCTTTTTGAGATAATCAAAGGAACTTGCATTTAGATCTTTTGCTGTTACACAACTGTATTTTTGATTTCTATTCGACCCCAAACAAACATTACCATTAATTTGATCCTCAAAAGACAGAAGAGTGTCTTTAACAGGACTTGTTATGAGTACAATACCACCCCGTTCGGTCAAAAATTGAGTTGCTATTACTACACTCAGAAGAGTTTTTCCTATTCCAGTATATCCTACAAGCAGACACTTGTTATTTTTTTCAAGAATCTCTACACAGGCATTGATTGCCTCTTCTTGCCCAAAACGTGGAGTATATAGTTTTTTAGTATTGAAAAACGATTGAATACCACAGTATTGCTCAATACAACTTACAAGAAGTTCCATGTGGTCGGAACCGTTGAAATTGACTAGTGTTTCTGTATTATATCCAGGTTTTTGATGTCCTGGATATAATGCATCAAAAGGAATCTTATCCTGTAAATAAAGTTTATGGATTAACTTACGAATGTCATCATCATAGTCTTTCTCTTTATGTTCTTTCTTGTCAATGACTATGAATGCAAGAATATAGGTATTTTCAAATTGATCTCTCTTATTACGATAAGAATATTGTATTACTTCTTCTGGAGTTTTACCAACACCCGAAATATGAATTTCTCCTAGTTTGACATTTTTTCCATCAGTCCGAACATAAAGTAAAAGATGATGTGATTTAATAATTCCTTTGTAGGAATCACTAAGAATGTAATATTTGGACTTTGACGTGTCAAGTGTGAGCATTTTGATTAAATACTAGAATAGTACTATACACGATTCATCAGACATTTGGGGAACTAGTGTGGCACTAAAAGAACTGGTTGAATCCAACCAATTTCCCAAAGGAATAATCGTATGAAGATTGTGCTTACAATATGGTAGCATAGTGTGAGTCAGCGACACGCTCTGAATCGTTGGGAATCTAATGCTTTCAGACTACTCAAAAGACCGTTAGCATAATCCTTGAATCCGAAGACTTCGGGCATCCGAACATCAAGTGCTGCACAGGAATATGCAGCAAAAGTGATAGCATCATCAGTATGGCGGAGGTGTCCTTGATCACGGAAGTAACGGAGACAAGCAACACGATCTCGACCGTGTAATAGATATGCCTCTGCCATGGCATCGTATTCTTCAGCAGTCCAACGGGTGTTGCCAGCAGTAGTAAAGGTTTTTGTTGAATCAATGATCTGTTGAGCAATACGCTTGCCTTGGTTAAACATACGGCGATCATCCTGCTCTAGATTAGACAGACCAAACCCAGCAACATAAGATGTCAATTCCTCATAGAATGATAGAGCAGCAGAGTCAGAAGCAGTGAGAGTCATTGAGTAGAAGTGGTTTGGATTTTGTGCTTACACTATAAGGACACTTTGAAGGCCCCCAGAGTTCTTATAGAGAAATCTCTGCAAGACTCTTACCTTTTTTGTGGTCACTGATATACTTTCGTGCCGAACTTTCGGTTCTACAAAGTTTCTCAAGTTGCTGCCCGTTGTGTATGATAATGTATCCAGAGTTTCCATATGGAACAGCAGCATATTCTCCCTTGTTGATTAGAAATCCGTCTTTCATTTGTGTTACTTTTCAAAAAATCGGTGTTTTCGTTTGTGGTGAATGACCTTTCATACCCTCAGGGTAGAATCGTCAAAAAATCAGGTTTTTTATTCAGTGGTGAACTAGGGTCTCATTGGGTCTCAACTGCGAACCACTGATATTGCTGGTTCTCCCTTATTGAAGATTGTATCAACAACTGCCTGAATGGATCGTGAAGTTGAGATACCAACTTTATCATACACGGGAACAACAACCAGACCAAACTTCTTGGATGAGTCACCCAAACGAATCACACGTCCAATAGTTTGACTGATGCCAATGTAGTCCATATTGCGCATAAACAATACTGCCTCCAATCCTGATACATTAATGCCCTCAGATAGAATGCTATGATGAATCACAACAAACTTCTTGGAGGAATCTTTGCCCCAGGCATTGAGAGTATCAAAAAATACCTCACGATTGACTTTCTTGCCGTCAATGACAGCACCAGTCTTAGCAGTAATCATCATCCAGGAATATCCACGTTTCTGTAGTTCAGAACAGAAAGGAGATTGTGATATCAACCCAACGATTTGCTTGGTGCTGCGAGCACAAATCAGAATCTTGCTGACCTGATTATCAGCAATCGTTTCCAGTAGATTGTCTGCATCTCTCTCATATATCATCTGCTTGTCTTGCACCATCGGAAGTTGCTTGATGACAACTTTAGGGGGCAATATGTAACCTTGATTCACCAATTCAGGAGCAGGAACTTGACAGATGACATTACCATAAACCTCAGGAAGATTCATTCCTGGTTTAGACACCGTAAGAGAATGTTTTGGAGTAGCAGTCATAAAGTAGCAACGATTTGCATTCGCAGAGAAATACTCTGTTGCGGGGAAAAAGTTACGTTTGACGGAATTATGTGCCTCATCAAAATATATTGTGTCCACATCAATCTCGGCATCAACCAGACGTTGGAGAGAGTTATAGGTTGTAAATAACAACTTGTGACGAGAGTTATGAGTATCCACCCACTGACGGATTGTATCCGGATTTGTGGTGGATTCGTGATGAGTTTCTCCACTGTGAACGTGAAGAACTTCTGCATTCACAATAAACTCAAGAAACTCACTGGATAACTGCTCTGCTAAAAGTATCCTTGGTGCCACTACAACAATGGTCTGTGGAGTTTCTGACTGAAACTGCCTTACAGTATCCATAATCATATTCAGGGTTTTTCCACCACCCGTTGGCACGATTATCTGCCCTTTGTCGTGTTGCTGCATTGCAACATCACCACGTTCTTGATGTGGACGAGGAACAAGTTGCATTGGATTTGTGCTCATAATATAAGGACACTTTGAAGGCCCCAGAGTTCTTATTTGGCAGATTCTTTCAGATTCTTAAGTTGCTCCTGAATACTGAGCATTGCCGAACGACTATATCCTGTCGCATAAGGATAAGATAGTTCACTACGTTTGGATTTGGAATCTACATTATGGCAAACATTAATCGCATCTGCAAGATGCTCAATCAGAGTCTCCAGAGTTGTGATCGGAACATTCACAGTTTTCATAATTTTGGAGTGGTTATACTATAGGGACACTTTGAAGGCCCCAGAATAAAAGTTACCAGGTTCTATAGTCGTTCTTGAGTTTAACATCTTCTGGTTTTTTTCCTTGTTTTTGTGCTTCAGATTGTCTTACCAGTTTCTCAAGTTTCTCTTGACCTTTTCTTGTAATCCGCGATCTTTCTTGCCTGGTCATACCAACAACGGGTCTTTTAGGTTGATCTGCGGGTCTCTTATCTACTTCGGCAGGTTTAGTTTTAGAGAGAATCTTTGTTGCTTGTGCCGTTAAATCTTTTGGTTTTGCTTTTGGTTTTTCTCCACCACTTTTTGCTGCTGCTCTTTCCTTTGCTAACTTTCTACGTTCTTCTTTTGCTGCTGCTGCTGCTCTTTCTCTTACAGCAGCAGAACCACGTTCTTGTTCTGGTTGTTGAACTCTTGTATCTGCCTGTTTTTGTGTTCCAATATCTTTACGAGGTTTATATTCGGCAGGTTTTCTTTCTCCTCCTGCTTTGGGTTGAGATACTCTACGTAGTTCGGCAGGAGTTTTCTTTCTCTCTCTACCGACACGTCCACCTTCACCGCTCTGACGAACTTGTGCTCCGGACATAAAAGAAGCATCGTAGGCTTCTTTACAAAATTCAGGGAAAGTCTTCATTTACAGGTGAACGTATCTTCTAATATTTATCAATATTCTTCGTCTTCAATCACCTCCTCGGTAGGTGAGACTTTAGGGCCTTTTGCTACGAGATCATTTTCTTTGAAGAAACGTATTCTTTCGTGTCGGGCAAGAGTCAAAAGTTCATACTTTTCTTTTTGCTCTTTTGTGAAGTTGAAGTTTTGCTTCCTCCAATCAGCACGAAGTTCTTTAAGATGTGGTAGAACGTTTACAGTGTCGGTCATTTACTTGTTGAGGGGGGATTTGTAGAAACGTGTGAATGCAGTTACAAGAATAATCAGTGTGGAGATAACACCGACAAAACCCAAATAGGTTACGGCATCACCAGTGAAATTGAAAGTGTCGGGAGTCATCATTAGTAATCAATGTTTGAGTTGAGATATTCTTCAAGGTTGAACTTTTTCTCTTTTTCAAGAGGTTCATTCATCTCTTCTACGAAATCAAAAGAAGAGAACTCTTCAATTGAAAGATCATCAAAGTCGTCCATTTGTTTTCGGTGCTTACACTATAGGGACACTTTGAAGGCCCCCAGAGTTCTTATTTTGCACTTTCCTTGAAAAGATTTACATTATTCCAATCCTTTTTATACACAATCACGCATATATCAGCAGCACGATGAACTCCTACAGAGGTGCAGACACTCATATAATCATCACAAACAAATCGGACTTCTCCAATAAAGTTTTTGTGTTCTACAATTACTCCCACTGCAAATGAGTTCATCTAAATGCTGCCTCCAGAGGTGTGATTTTGATGGGCATTGATGTATAACAAGTTGTATTTTTGAAATTCACTTGTTTACCAATAGTCTTACTATTTACAGGAGAATGAAACTTATAGGTCTTATGATTATAAAAACCCCACACGGTTTTAGTAACTTTACCATTATTGTAAGTAAATTCACGGGAACAACATAACCAAATCGCAAATACATCACGTTTGAACTGTTCTACTTCATAGTAATGATCTTTTGGTGCCTTGTGAAGAAACTGTGGAATCAAATCAATTGAGAGGGTCATCAGGAATGGAGAGAGCATCATAATCAGGATACATTACACTTACAATATATTGTGCTAAATCACGATTCGGAGCAATCACATCCACCGACACATCCAGATGATTAGGAACATCTTCGGGAGAATCTTGCATCGGAAGAGATATATCTACTCTCCAGACACGACCATTCTTGAGATGTGCCTCATAATCAACAATCATATCAGCAATCATTTGTTTTTTTCCTCTGTGAAGTATTTGAGTTGAGCAATTTCAGATTCATATTCACGAACCTTATTTTCCAAGTATTCAATTCTTTTCTTTTGTTGCTCTGCAAGTTCAGACAACATTCTGTAATTTTCGGTGCTCATGATTATGTTGTGAAGGAAGTTACAACACGAGATTCTTCATAGTCAAAAACTTTGATTGTAGTCGCATCTTTGATGGATTGCATAATCAAATTATCGTATTTTGAATGGTACTCCTCTCTTTCTTTCTGAAGAATATCAAAACACTCTTGATCATCTCCGGCAATTACATTCACAACTCCACCATATTCAGAGGAAGGAAAAGGAACCCAATAGTCAATAATGTAAAGTGTTTTCATTTATTTTTGCTGTTTGCTTGATTATCATACCAGTTTTCATCTCCTTCGTCAAGTATATGGTCACTTGCCACAAATAAGAAACTCATTCCAATCAATAAAAGAAAAATCAACAGACTTACGGAAATAATAGAAATCACGAACAGAACTCCGCAATAAAGTAATCAACGGTAATCTCAAGTTTTGCTGCCTGAGATTCTGCCCAGACAATAAAATCCTCCTGAAGTTTGTCCACTTGTTGTTCTTGACGTTCTTTGCTGTAATCAATCATTTGGAAGCACCTTCTTTTACAGTTTTTTCGTAGTATCTTTTGTATATTTTATCATCATTACAATCGGGATGCCATCCTGAACGTGAACTACAGAACTCTACTTTTGCTCTTTGATAATCATATGCTCTGAGAAGTTTAGCATCTCGTTGTATTGCCCAGGCATTCCACCCAAGAATACCAATAACACCAAGAAAAATGTAAATGAACTGAGTGCTTTTGAACACTTGAGATTTTCTCCGATTTACTTTTTTATTATAGCATAAAAAAAGACCCCTTGGAAGAGGTCTCTGTGTCAGTTTGGGAAGTGGCCTTACTTATCTCCTTAGTCTTTTTTAGGCATTCTAGCACCAGATGTATGACGTTCTACCCCAGCAGCATCTCTATAGGTTTCTCTTTCTGGTCTTGGGGATACATAACCTATACCAGGAACACTACCTGTTTGTCCTCTTTTTCTGGCCTCATTTCTTTCTGCTGCTCTTTTTGCTGCTCTTTGACGATTTTTATCGTAGTTTGGACCTTCAACAATACTATCTCTCCAATCCTCACTCATATTTGCCATAATCACAAGTGCATTTTCGTTAGTATCGGCATAACCTTCAGTAATCAAATACTCCATAATATAATCAAAAAGATCATAAGATTCATGAGCCATTCCAGGAATAATCTTATTATTTTTAGTCAACTTATCCATATAAGAAATACTTTTCTTTTGATTAGCAGCATATCCTGTTCCAGCAGATGGTGGAAGACGCTTTTCATCTTTGGTACGTGCTCTTCTCATTTCTGGATCTTGTCCTAATACTCTTTCATCAAGGGAAAGTTCTTCTCTATTCAGTTGCTTTTTCTCATTAGGAGTTAGAGCACTTCTCTGTGCTCCTCTTGCTGATTGTTTTGCTTTATCAGCATCGGTTGTTGCTTTGTGACCATATCCACGAAGACCAGGATCTGAAGAAGTTGTATCACGGAAATCACCTCTTTGCTTTCTTGCAAGATTCTCTCTACCTGCTTTCATTCCCTTATTACCATAAGTTTCACGATCTGCTAATTTACCTGCCTTGTCTGCAAAAGAACCACCACCAGTTTTTGATGCAATCTGTTGACGAATAGCAGGTTCATTAAGTCCACGTTTTGCCATTGCGGTTGCTTCATCAACCTCTTGATAAACATCCAAATATGCTTCCTGAAGATTGCGATATTCCTGTGAGTTCATTTTACAATAACTTTTTAGTTATTTATAATCTTCCAGTGTTCATTACCACCACGAGGTAATGTAAAATAATAACACTTGTTCAGAGAAGCAAGAAAGAGCATTTGATTTTCTTCCTGCTCAACCACGCACGAATGAAAAGAATCCATAATATTTACGAACCTATCTTTTGCATCAGAAGAGACTGGTTGAACGGTCACGAACTTTTTTTTCATACTGTTGTTAGTTTGACTTTTATATTATAGCACTCCTCAAAGGGGTTCTTGAGGATTTATGTTCCAGTTTCAGAGGTGGTTTCTTTGAGAGTTTCTTTAAGTGTATCTACATCCTTCCAGTTTCTTAAGTCTTGTTCTTGATATTCTGTGTATAGGGCATTATGTATCGTCATTAAGTCATCTATCCAAAATGCCTCTGGATATACACCAAGAACACTCATCAGTCCTCGGTGTGATGTTCCTTCTCTTTCTGCCTTACAGATAATATAACAAAATGCCTCTACTGCCTTATACTTATCTTCGGCAGATAGCATATGATACCATCCAACAGATGCCTCAATACTATCTTTATGTGCTTTTGCAAGGTCTTCTCTCAATTTTACTAGTTCTGGAGAGTTGAGAGACTCTAATAGGGTATTCTTCTTTGATAGTTCTTTTTGAAATTTAGGAGAGTCAATCAGTTCTCCAAGAGTATTTGGTTTTGATAGTTCTTCTTCATTCATTGATTTCATCTCCTTCCAACCAGGTTTCCACTCATTACCAGGACATTCTATCACTAACTTGCGATTTCCGCAACCATCATTCCACCACTTTCTACCTTTATGTGCCTGACCTATTTTTCTTCTGGTTTCTTCTGAATGAGTTTTACCTTTTCTTGCTTCACATATCTTTCTTTTAGTTTCGTCAGATAGAGTTCTACCTTTATTTGCTTTACCCATTTTCTTTCTGGATTCTTCTGAATGAGTTTTACCCAACCAACGAGTATTTCCTTTAGCTGCCTCACTCATTCTTCTTCTGGTTTCCTCTGATGCAGTTTTGCCATAATTGTGGTTATTTTCACCGGTATGTGCCTCACTATTTTTTATTTTGCGTTCTTCCGAATGAGTTTTACCTTTCTGCGCCTCACTCATTCTTCTTCTGGTTTCTTCTGATGTATTTTTACCTTTTTGTGCCTCACCTATTTTTTTTCTGCTTTCTTCACTAAAAATTCTACCACTTACACCTTCTCCACCATCAGTTCTATTGTGGAGAATACCAGTTCCCAAATCTTTTCTACCAAACACATCAATCATATAGATTTCGTGTCTAAATGCCTCTTCTTCAGTAAGATTTTGTTTTAGATATATTATTCTTGATTTATCTTTTGGTGGTTTTATACTTCTTTGCTTAGAATAAATCCTGTTTCCTTGACCCTTACCAATATAATAAGGAGTTTTATCTTCACGCAAATATGCGTAAGTGTAGTAATGCATTTCTATTCTAATTGACTGCATTACTATTTATACTAAAAAGGAGGGACTTTCACCCTCCTCCTGAAGATTGCAGTCAATCAGGTATTGTTATTTATAGTGAGTTCTCCAGTTGAAACCTCATTAAATCCAAATGGTTTTTTCACTTTATTGTCCATAAGGGTTTTCTCCTCCTTCGTATTTTTTCATCATACCCTCAACCTTATCCAAGAACTTATCAGTCTGAATAAGTTGATCCAATTTTGCGATCATATCTGCAATCACACAAGAAACATATGGAGATTCTTGACGTGCAGAATATGAAAGTGCATTTCTTAAATGACTTTCTGCCTCTTTTACACTTTCCTCAACAGATTTAGACAGGGCCATAGTTATAATTTGGGTGTTGTTTTTTGAATTCTAGAAGTTCTTCTTCTGTCTTAAAGTATCTACAGAGAGAAGCATTTGGATGCTCCTTATAAGTCCATTGTAACTTTAATAGTTCCATTAATTTCCACCAAAAAAGAAGATTTGAATAAGTTTTGACATTTCAATTATAGCAAAGAAACTTCGAATTGTCATCATATCCCACATCTTTACTTTATAAAAATAAGGAAAGGATACAAGATTTCCAAATAAACGACAATAAATTCCAATCTCAACACTGTTAAAAAGAATCACGGCATAACCAACAATAAAAAAAGCATTCCCAATGATTCTCAACCAACTTAATAATGGATATTTTGGATGAATCAGTTTATCTGAATTCGTCATCATCAGCATCCCTCCGAAGTTAAAATCCAAAATCCATCATCCGTCAGTGTATATCCTTTTTCTAGCATTTCAGTATGTGTCATTGGTTCTTTCTTACGAACAATCACACCACCATTACAGACTTCATAAACAAGAGTATCACCTTCCTTCCAACCACTTCTTTCTAATAAGTCTTCTGGTAATGTAACCACACCCTCATCATCAACTGGTAGAATCCAGGTCTTGGGTCTATCTTCTTTTGGATGTTTTGATGCATATTCCAAATCACTGTGTCCCCAAGGAGGCATACAATCATTCTCATTAGGAAAGTTGCTTTCTCTTTCTTTCGATAAGAACCCGTTCTTATTGTCCTCAATAAACTTAGTCCAGGGTGCCTCATAAGGTTTAGCAGTGCCTTTTAGTAAATCAAAGAGTTGCTGACTCTTCTCATGCTGTAACTGTAAGTATTCTGTGTGTTCCGCAACAGTCTCTATAATTGTCTCATAGATTTGTTGAGCACCTATCTGCTCATCATTTATCGCATCATATAGAAATGCATTCAGTTGTTCCATTGTGTAGTTTTTGGTCATTTCCTTCCAAGTCTCCAATCATCACCAGGACATTCTACCATCATTTTATAATTTCCGCAACCATCATTCCACCATTTTTTAGCAAAATTTGGATTCTTTTCACCTTCCATTGCCTCACTCATTTTTCTTTTATGTTCTTCTGAAAGAGTTTTACCTTTATGTGACTCACTCATTTTTATTTTAGTTTCTTCAGAAAGAGATTTACCATAGAGATAATGGTTTTTGCCTTTAATTGAATCCCCTATTTTTCTTTTATGTTCTTCTGAAAGAGTTTTACCTTTATGTGACTCACTCATTTTTCTTTTAGATTCTTCTACATGAGTTTTACCATACATATGATGATTTTCACCTTTATGTGCCTCACTCATTTTTCTTCTGGTTTCTTCTGATGGGTTTTTACTTACCTCACCAATTTTTCTTCTTGTTTCATCACTTATTATAGCACCAGAAGTTCCTTCACCACCATCAGTCATATTGTGGAGAATACCAGTTCCTAAATCCTTTCTACCAAGAACAGAAATCATATAGATTTCGTGTCTAAATGCTTCTTCTTCTGTTAGATTTTGTTTTAGATATATTATTCTACTTTTATCCTTTGGTGGATGTACTATTCTTGATTTAGAATAAATCCTTTTTCCTTGACCCTTACCAATATAATAAGGAGTTCTATCTTCACGCAAATATGCGTAAGTGTAGTAATGCATTTTTATCTTATTAGAACGGCATTACTATTTATAATAGAAAAGATGCCCGAAAGCATCTAATCTTATCTGTAGAGATTGCCGTCCTAACAGATATTAGTATTTATCATAAGTCATTTGTTGTCTCCAATAATAAGATTTTCAAGAGTTTTCAGTCGTTCTTTGAGCATATCAATCTCAATTTGAAGTTCATAGAGTTCATTTGTTGTCCCTACGTTTTCGTCTTCCAGTTGTTGAACTCTTGCTTCCACTGGGGGTTTGTAAATCATTGTCTCTGTAGTACACCTGATATTGGTCTGATTTAAGTTTAGCACTATTCAGGTATTTTTGCAAGTGCTCTTGGCTTTGAAAGAAACAGACCTTTTTATCCATTCCATCCTTGCCTTCCATATGTTCCAGACGCACAGCAAATTGTGAATGTGGATATTCTGGGTTGTTATTTAACTTCATCGGGATTTATCAATAAACAAAAGTTACAATTGTAAGTCTACTGGTTTCCTTTGAATTTCCAAAAAAACCATCTCCAGAGTGAAAAGTATCTCCAGGGAAGACAAACATCCTATTAAAAACATTACCAATTTGCATAGTTCGAACAAATTGGTCATTATTTTCACGTCTAGACTCCTTATATTTTTCAGTCTTTCTTAAGTTTACATCTTTATTGCTTTCTTTTTTTATGTCATCATTTAGAGATACTGTATTTGGAGTTTTACCAAAATATAAACTTGTTCCAAAATTTTCACACGCGGTTGGATTTAAGTAAAGAATGCATGTTAGTATGCATGAGTCTACATGAACCCATCCAGGTCCTTCCCAAGTATTATCGGTGAATTGAAATTCCATATGAGTATTTTCATATGAAATCAACGGTGGATAACACAATGAAATTTTTTCTATTATTTCTGAATAAAGACTTTTATTTAAATCTTTAATGTTGCCACTTCTCAACCCTCGCAAAGGTTTTCCATCTCCTTGATTGATTTGCATTACTTCTACTTTTTCTAAAGCAAAGTTTCTCACAGACAATGGGTTTGATAAGAAATCATCAACAATAACATAAGGAAATTTCATAGTTTTAATTCAAGTTTCATCATCTTCCTCTTCCAACCAAGTTTTGAGATTTTTCATAACATCATCCATAGGTATAACTTTCTCTTTACCAGTATTAATATCATCAACCATCTGTAAGAGACTTTCCAAAAAGGATTTGGAATAAATCTCATCCTCTAAACTATCCCAAAAGAATAAGATACACTGCTCCAATGGGTCATCATCTTTGAGTAGTGCATAATCCTGATATGAGTTTCCCATCAAATCACTCCAATTCTTAAAGGAGTACCAACAATTATACCACCCTTGTTGAATACAAGAGAACCAAATATACTCAAACCAAGAAAGTTTAGTTTTCTTTGTATCAGTTCCTAATAGTGGTCTTGAATAAGTCATCGTAGTTTGCTCTTGATTTTTTTGAGACAATCGTTGAAACCTTCTACTATGTCTACATCACCAAGAACATTTTGTGAACTAGCAGATTTTTGTTTAGGTAAAAATTGCTCCACTTGGTCTATCAAGTCATCAATTGAAGTTTCCATATCCCAATCACTATGAGTTGTGAATACATCATCCCACCAACGATATACAATATCAGTCAGGGTCTTTGATTGTTTCTCAACAGGTTCCTTTGTTTTCTCATTACTATTTTCTAAACAATCCCCATATCCACAACTATAACCCCTATGAAATGCAAACCACTGATTATCATCAAAATTATGAACACTTGGAT